CAGAGGATTCCAAGGCAGAGGAAATGGAAATGATAGAGTGCAATTTGAAATTGGTGTAGAAAATGGTGTAAAAGAAAATATGAAAAGCGAGTTTTTGTTGATAAATCAAGGGTTTCTGGATATATGCTCCTTTTTATGGTATATTAAAGATGCGGTTTTTTATTCACAAACAAATATATTGAAATAACTTTAAAAACTCTGGAATAACTTTATTTTCAACGGTTTTAAGCAATTCATACTAAAATGGTAAATGTTGAATAACTTTTCAAAACCAATGAATAACTTTCAGAAAATTGGTGTAAAATTGGTGTAGTGGTGTAAGATTGGTGTAGAAAAGCCCCATACAAAACAAAAAAATATATGACAGAAAGTTGAGCGAAAGATGACACTTTTGGCTCTTTTTTTATGCGAAAATATAGGTAGAAGGAGGTTGATGGAAATGTTTTCAGATGAAGTCCTAGAGAAAATTTTCAGTCGTGAAGATGTAATGAAGATACCTCTTACTTATCAGTCCGTTATGGTTCGGGCGGTGCAGGAGGTTTTAGAGAAGGAGGGAATCGACTATGCAACCAAATCCTTATCAGAGCATGAACTATAATATCCAGCAAGCATATCCGCAGTATGGGTACAATCCATACTTTCAACAGACGCGGATGCAGCAACCGCAGATAGAACAGGTGCAGCCAGTAAATCAGCTTCAACAGCAGATGCCGCGTGGCGTAAATGGGCGCGTGGTGCAGTCTGTGGAAATGATAACGGCAAATGATGTGCCTATGGATGGTTCGGCGGCGTTCTTTCCGATGCAGGATATGAGTGCAATATTTGCTAAGTCTTGGAACGCTGACGGAACGATTAAAACCGTAACTTTCAAGCCAGTAAATGAGACTGCACATCAAAATTCGGCTCAGATTCAAGAAAATCTAAAATTTGAACTGTCGGATGGTACGGTAGCAGCTTTCATGAATAGATTCGATGAACTGTCGGAGAGATTGGAACAGTTGGAATTTTCTGTGAATAAAACCGTGGCAAAATCCGGCACGCAATCGACCAAAAGAAAGGCGGATGCAGAATGAAGAATTTATTTCAACTCCTTAGCGGCATAAAGAATCCGCAACAGTTTTTACAAGGAATGATGAACAATAGTCAAGTGATGGGAAACCCTATGGCGAAAAATGCCATCGAAATGATGCAGAAGGGGGATGCCAAAGGCGTAGAGCAGATGGCAAGAAACCTCTGCAAAGAGAAAGGGGTAAACCCTGACGAAATGATGCAACAAATGAAACAGAAGTTTGGAATGTAAGACATATTAGAGGTTGCGCGCAAAAACCTTGGTGCCTCTTTATGAATAAAAAATAATCAATCAAAAGGAGGAATCTAATATGTTCAACTCTACAAACAATACACCTTTTACTATGCCTGTAATGCCGGCAACAGGCGGTTATGGCAATGACGGTGCTTTTAGCGATGGCGGCTGGCTGTGGATAATCGTAGTTTTTGCTTTGCTTTTCGGTTGGGGAAATAACGGTTTCGGCGGATTCGGTGGCAACGGTGGCGGCTATGTGGCAACAGCAGCTACACAGGCAGATATCCAGAGAGGATTCGACACACAGTCTATCATCGGCAAACTGGATGGTATCTCCAACGGTATGTGTGATGGGTTCTATGCACAGAACACCACTCTGATGAACGGTTTTCATGGCGTAGATAACGCTATCTGCAATCTTGGCTACCAGACACAGCAGGGGTTCAACACAACCAATGTTGCACTGATGCAGGGTCAGAACGCATTGCAGGCACAGCTTGCCGATTGCTGTTGCCAGAACAGAGAAGCAATCGCTCAGGTAAGATACGATATGGCGCAGGATACTTGTGCATTGCAGAACACGATGAACACAAATACCCGTGACATTATCGACAACCAGAACGCAGGAACAAGAGCAATCCTCGACTACCTGTGCGCTAAGGAAAACGCCGACCTGAGAGATAAGGTTCAGAAGCTGGAACTGGCTGCTTCTCAGTCAGCGCAGAACGCTTATATCGCGGCAAATCAGGACGCGCAGACAGCGGAATTGATTAGAAGAATCAACCCTATGCCTGTACCTGCGTATAACGTTCCTGCCCCTTATCCTTATTCTGGATATGGTAACGGTTGCGGTTGTGGTTGCTGATGGCAGACAACCAAAATAAAGGGTTATCTTATTTAGATATGCTTACCATCCTGTCTGTGTTTTTGCAGCTTGTGACTTGCCAACAGGTATCGAACGATACGCTGTTGAAGGAATTGCATAGGCAGGATGGATATTATCTGGATAAGATAATGAAAGACCAGAAGGAAATACTAAAAATGCTATCTGATATTAAATCAGACTTCGCCCACAGTGGTTGATACAAAGAGGGTAGGCAGAAGTCTACCCTTATTTTTTAGGAGGTGTTATTTTATGGCTTGTAAGAATGTATGCCGACTTTGCGATAATTTCATTATATCGCAGTCAGTGAATTTTACAGGCGGAAATCTGATTATAGATTTACCTGCTGGCAGTTATGCAGACTGCCGAAAAGTTTGTATTGTGGTGGCTCAAAAAATCCCCGATACCACTACAATCAATGCTCCTGTTTTTATTACGATTGGCGGTGGGGCTGTGCAGTATCCGCTTATGAAGCGTAATTGCAGACAGGTTGTGGCATCTGGCTTGAGAACAAGAACCAGATACAAAACAGTAGTTGAGACAACGAACAATTCTGGATTTTTCAGAATGATAGGGGAGCCTTGCTGTACGCCAGATAGCAGATTATCTGCTATCAACGGAGAAAGTGCCCCTGCAACAACAGGCGGAGGTGAATAATTTATGCACATTGAGAGAATGCACAAAATGATTGAGTGTCTTTGTGAAAAGGCATGGTCCGAAATGGAAAAAGGTCTGGAATGTGTTGATACCGCCGAAATGGGACAGGTTGTCGATATGATTAAAGACTTAAATGATGCTGAATACAAAGCTGTCATTACAAAGGCTATGCAGAAGGCAGAGAAAGAGGACGAAGAAGAAGATAAGGAAATCCTTAGACGGTTGAAATCCGAATACTACGAGGACGGAGACAGGCGTTTCTACGACCATTACAGATACGCTGACGGTCGATTTGCACCAAAGGGCAGAGGAACACGCAGAGGATATACAGAACCGCCTTACTACTTCCAGACACCCGATATGTATCACGAATGGGATAGCAAGAGCGACGCAGAGCGTGGCAGAGATTTAGACCGTATGGGTGGCAGAATGTACTATACCGAACCCATGATGAGCGGCTACGATAAAGCGAAACGCCATTACACAGAAAGCAAGGAAATGCACAAGGGCAATTCTCAGGCTGATAAAGAGCAAAAGATGCGCGACCTTGAAGCATACATGAAAGAACTTTCTGGTGATGTGACAGAGATTCTTTCGGATATGACACCAGAAGAACGCACCCTGCTGAAAGCCAAAATGACAACACTGTTGCAGAAAATCGGCTGACATAAAACGGATAGGGGTATTCCCCCTATCTTTTTTAATTGGGGGTGGTAACGAAATGGTATTCGAGATAAACGGTGTAAAATGGAGCGTTATTTCTGTTATGCCGCTCTCTGACTGTCTGCGCCGCTCTGACGGGAGTTTTACAGTTGGCGTGACTGATAACACTACTCACTGCATTTGCCTTTCTAATCGGCTTGTAGGCGGATTTAAGAGGAAGGTACTGATACACGAATTATGCCACGCAGTCTGTATGTCCTATAACATACATATCCCATTGGAACAGGAGGAATTTTTATGTGACTTTGTGGCTACTTATGGGGATGAAGTTTTCGATATGGTAGATATGATGGTCGGGGAAATTCGGAAAACGGCATAAAAAAAGGGAGTATACCGAAATTGATATACTCCCGATTTTTGTGTAGCTTAGGATTGCAGCTTTTACGAAAGGGTGTACTGTTATTATACCATTTTGTTGGGGTCAACACAATGGTTATTTTTTCGTCAGCACCGCAATACTGCCCTTGCTTGTGATGTTATACCCGATAGCATCCGCTACGTCACGAATTTTGATATAGTTTGTGCCATCCTTCAAAATGCGTTCTGTTTCGTGTTCCTTTCCATCAATGATAATCTTGCACTTCTCTACCACTTTTTCATCCTCCGTTCCGTAGTCGAAAACATCATTTACAAGCAACCAGTGCGTGAATTTATTGCACCGCAGGGGGACTTCTCGCACGCCGTAAGCCGAACCGTCAGCAGCTATGTAGTAGGGGTAGCCGTTCTTCATGCCTGTGTATACCCCGATATGCCCCTGCATCCAGACTAACGCCCCGATGGGTGCTTTTTCGATGGTTGATATCGGATTGACGCTTTTTGCTCGTTCTTTCCACTGGGTACTTCCGAGTTTCACGCCACATGCCCACGAAATCAGACCAGAGCAGTCTACGCAAACCTTGCCGATTTTCTTTCGGTCACTATTCCAGACCATCTTTCCGTATTTGTTCTTCAGATAGTTGTAGTTGGCTTCGGTCATTACAGAGCCTTTCATGCCGTAAACGTACGCTATGCCAAGTTTGGAACGGCAGAAGGCTACCAATTCTTTACCAGTCATCTTTTTCGCCATATAATCATCCCTTTACAATCTCTTTGACCGCCTTGTTTTCTTTCAGCATTTTTCGCATTTCTTCTAGTGCTTCATCCACCCACATAGAGAAGGTGTCGAAGGATACCGCCATAGCAACCGCAGGGAATCTCTGCACGAATAAATCATAGGTCTGTCGCAATTTCAGCTTGCCTGTGCCGCTCCCCAGTTCTGCTTCTGCCTGTGTGACTGCCCACAACAGCCATTCTTTTACCTTTTCTCTCTGTTCCGCCGTTGGCATTTTCAGAAACCGCCCGATGAATACACCGACCATTCCCGTGACCGCCATCAGCGCAACCACCAAATACCAGTTTTCCATTAAGAATGTAATCTTATGCACTCGCTACATCTCCTTTCACTCTTTCAATACAATATCAGCAATACGGATAACGGCTTCAATGCCGTATTTTTCAGCCCATTCACGAATCAACTTGATAACATATTTGTACCTGTTTTCATTTTTCGATTTCCAATAGTAGAAACCGTTTGCAACGCCACACTCTGTAATTGATGCGACCGCAACCTGTGCGAGCGGAGATATGTCTTTCTCTGTGACGAAAGTACCATATATAACCGCCGCACTCAGGCAGATTGCTACAAAATCAGATATGTAAACAAGTTTCTTGCTCGTTTCCATTTTTCTTGCCATACGATCAACCTACTTTCTCCCAGCCCTGCTGGTATTCCGAGGGCTTCCAAGTATTGTTATCGATGGTCGAGCGATAGCAAACGCCATTCTCCGTGCAACAGTCCCCCTTCGCGTAGGGGCTGGTTGCCAGCGAGATAAAGGGCTTTGCCTTCGCAGGGTCATCACTCCATACAAAACCCCACTGTGCAGGCAATTCCTCTGGTTCGGCGGTGTAAATGGTGCTGTCATATTTCTGTAGCAGCTTTACCACGCGCTCTGCGGTACTCTTGCAGACAAAGCCGACAGGGCGATTGAGCATATTTTCTTTTTCTTTCGCTGTCTGAAAATCAGGAATAAACATGTCCTCAGCGTTTAATTCCGTTCCTGTCATAGTGTCCGCTTTCTCCTGCACCGCCTGCGCCGCCAGCTTCGCCATGTGCTTAATCGTTTCCATCATACCTCATTCACCCCCTCACTGATTGCCGCCTCTAATTTTTCTACCGTTACGCTGTCCGCAGTAAGGGCGTTTAACTGCTCCTCAATACGGTCAAGCTGGGAGGGTTTTGGTTCTGGTGTGGGTTCGGGTTCAGGTGGTGTGTATTCCGAAAATGTGCCTGTTTCTGGGTCATAAATCATGCCAAGCGTAACCGTATCGTCACAGGGAATGGCAAGCACAGGACTTCCGTCTGGGGTCGGTCCCCATTCTGGTTCTATTTCTTGATTTAGCAAAACACCGATTACTCTGTTTTTTGAAATCATTGCATAGTTTTTCATGCTATATTCACCCCTTTCTACCATTCGATGATGACAATGCCGTCTCCACCTTTGCCGCCGATGCCATCATATTTGTTGGCGGTAGCGCTACCGCCAGCACCACCGCCGGCTCCGATACCACCATTCTCTCCGTTACCTGCATAAGAATCACCGCTAGCAGTTCCGTAACCGCCATTCCCTCCGCGTCCATATCCGCCGCCACCGCCTCCGCCGCCATCGTATGTCCTGCCGTCATAATATGAATCTGAACCTCGCAAGCCGCCATTAGCCATCGGGCTGTCCATTCCGTTCATGTTTTCTGGACCTCCAAGCGAGCCACTATGCGATTTCGGTGAACCACCCTTACCTCCGCCGGCTAATGTCACTATATTGCCAATAACAGTCGCACCACCATCACTAGCTTTTGCACCGCCTTTGCCGATTGTAATGGGAATAGACGTTCCAGGCACAACGGAATATACTTTTTTAATTACCCTGTCACCCCCTTGTCCGCTACCGATATCATATCTGTCGCCACCGCCGCCAGCACCAAAAGCAGTAACCCAAATCTTCGTCACGCCAGCCGGAACGGTAAACGTGCCATCTGATGTAAAGGTCTGCGTGCCATGTGTTTCTAACAATTTCTTTAATGTAGAAATCACCCACGCTCCAACTTCCCAACTCATGCTGTAACACCTCCGATTTTTATCGTCGAACCGCTTGTATCAATAGTTGTATTTTTCTGCATAACAAGTCCTGTGTTTCCCGTATATTTCAATACAACATTAGTTAATGTGTCAGAAGTAGCAGTAATTGTAATTACTGTTTTTCCACCATCTTTATGATTTATTGTGACTGTTATAACATTTCCGCTTTCTGAAATGTTTATATCTTCTGTGGAAAACCCCTGTAAATTCATAAATGCTGCCCTATTTAATGGCGTACCTACAACTGTAGGTTCATCAGCCATTTCGACTGTTACATACTCGCTTGTCCCATCCTCGTAGGTGATTTTTCTTCTCCCAGGATTCAATGGTACTCTGTCAATAAAATCCTTCATAAACAACCACCCCCTTATAAATCCGCAGAATTTGCGTATAACGTCTTTCCATCCGCCGTAGTAATCGTAGACTGCACGGGGTTTGCCCGCATTGTCGGCACACAGTTATACATCCCACCCGTCGGTCTGGCTGCGCTTGTGTTGTATACATGGAAATACCGTTGACATTTCGCCAACTCCTCCGCATAGTTCGGAATCTCATTCAGCACCCATTGCCCGTTTTCTTGGTGGGCGAGTGTTTGTGTACTGCCAAGTTCCAGCTTTGCTGCAATCAGTTTTACAGAATCCGCCCCCTTACCTGCGAACCCAAAAGTCAGCCTGTTAATTTTATCTGATGTTGCAGTTACAGAAAGAAGTCCATCTGATTCGTATGTCATATTGACGTTAATATCTCCCGTTGCCTTGTTTCCGATTATTGCTCTTAAAACATCCGTCCCCTTATGCTCTTTAAACAAAACAGAAAGCGTGTATGTCCCATTTGGCAATGTATTTTCTAAATGCTGGTCTATATTCCATGAGCCGTCCATAACGATACCATCATCTTTGATTTTTAAATTCGTGTCGTACTGCCCCCGCCATCTATCAATCGTATAATTAGCATTGCCAGGATACTCTGTTTTTCCCCTTTGATTCACAGGATTCCCGAAATACCAGTTATCCAACAAATTTTTGTTCACTGCATATATTTTTTTGATATTTTCATTTACCTGATTTATTTGTTCCTTTTGCTCTAATATTTGTTCATCTTGATTCACTATTCCATCCTCAATATGATTGAGCCTTTCTGCCGTTAAAACTTCTCCGTTCTGAAAATACTGCTTTTGATAAGCCATGCAATCACTCCTTATTCATATCCAATCAACATATTTCCAAGAGTGCCACTGCCGATTTTAGAAGGAAAATTTGGAACTTTTTCATATGGCAGGCAATCAATCGTATCCATTCCGCAGGTATGAATGCCGCATATCGGATACGAACCAACCATATTTTCTGTCATTGTCTTTCCGACTGCGGCAACCCGTTCCCAATCATTTACCTCCTGCCAGTTCAGATATAGGCTCTCGGGGAACACAGGCAATCCCAATCCAACTAAAAACAACTGCACCAGAGCGGTATAATTTTCCCGAATACGGTTGATTTCAGAAAGCCAAGGGATATTGATTTCCTGCCAGTCTGTATAAGTTGTTCCATTGAAACTCTCCTTATAGTTTCTGTAGGCGTGAGGGATATAGTAACCGTCTTTTTCAAGCCACCGCATCAATTCCTTATGGTTGCCCTCAATGCGGTTCAAGTCCTGATAGTTCAGTGCGCCCTTATTGTTTTCCTCGTTCGCCTGAGCAGCTCTCGCCGTAACGGTGTCGGATACAGTTCGGTTAAAAATCGGTGTTATCCAAGCCATTAACTACCACCCCCAATGATATATTGGCACTCGCCCTTAATCGCGCCGTTGTAGGTCAATTTCTGCTGAACCATAGTAACAGGCGTTTCATTCGCGAAGTTGCTTGTGAAGTTGACAGAATCGCCAACGTCCAGTTCGGGATATCCTCTGTCTGGCGCACTGTAAGTGTTGCGCCGCAGAGTGACCGCCGCTACCCAGTTTGCGTATGCGACAGCGTCTGTCTGGTTGTCAATGAGCGCATTGCTAACGCCGCTCAAATCCTCGCCAACGTCACTGTATTTCTTCCTGTACTCGATTTTATTCTCCGTAAGGCTATTCCCATTGATAGTGACAGTACCCGTCCCCTTGAGCGTTACAACAGTCTTGTAGGCATAGTATTTCGGAGTGCCGACCATTGTTAAGCCGCTGCTCAATACAATCTGTTGGTTCGTATACGCCGAATGGGTGAAGGTGTATTCATGCGCCACGTTGGACGATACCTCGGCCGCATTGACCGCCGCCGTTACCTCCGAGTTAACCTTGATGGAGTTATACTCCACAGATAGGTTGCGAAGGGGCGGTATCTTTGTTGTTGTCGGCGTATCCGTCATTTTGTCAAAGTTGATATCAAATCCTGTCGCGCTGTCATTCTCGCGCAAAATCTGAATATAACCGCCTCTGCTATGGTTCATAACACAACGCCCTGCATTTGCTATCAGTTGTAAGCACTCGTTTACTTTGGATGAGGGAAGGGGATTGTGCGTGTAGATTGTTTTCAACGCATTATCCAGTTCGATTGTATTCTCAAATCCTGCAAACTTCATAACATCTGTCGCAAGGTCGAACAAACTTCTTCCCGCCGCCGAATACACGCCCTCGTCATAGGTCATTGTCAAGTGGTCTGCCAGACCCGCGCACTTTACGCTGACCTCTGCCACAATGCCAGATTTCGATACATCAAAATCGCCTGTAGAGTAGGACAAGCCCCAAGGTATCCACTCAATAGAGCCGTCCAACAATTCATAGCCGTACTGGTAATTGACAGGCTGTCTGCTTTCCAGATACTCCCATAATCCAGATGGGTTTTCTGGGTCATATCTTCTTTGCGTATCAATCAGCGTAAATTCAAATTCCTGCTTTGGAATCTTAGACGAAAGCAAGTCAATCTCCTTCGTTGAGGAACAGCTTGCAATATCATCCGAGCCTAATCGGCTAACCAGACCGTACACCAAGGAAAGCAATCTCGCCCTGCGGTGTGGTATATTTGAGTTCAGCCAATAGAAGGACAGTTCATTGCATAACGGAATCTGGTCTGTCATTTCCCAATATGTAGTATCAGGCGAGTAGGTTTTATCGAACACAGATACAGAATCTTTCTTTGCCAGAATCCGAAAACTGTTCGGGTAATCACCCATGCTGTCATCAAACTGGAAGGTCAGACCGGGGAACTGCACATAATCGCCGAATGAAATTTTCACAAGCGGCTTTGTAGTGTATGCCCCTGCATCGCCGCTGATTGTCAATCCTGCATATCCCTGATAGATGGGGTTGCTCTCTGGAGGCAGAGGGTTCTTTCCGTCCAGAATAAATCTGTTTCGTTCCAACGTCTGATAGGTGGATGGGGCGGTTGTCCCGACATCCACGCTATCAACATCACTGTAAGGTAAATGTCCGTTATCCGTTGGTCTACTAAGCCCCGGTGCGTCTGGGTCTGTCACGCCAAATACAATTCTAACATAAGAAGGATTGCGGAGCGTTTGCTCTGTTTCCTCTTTCCATTTTGCTGTTACTGGATACATAAAACCACCGCCCCGCTATTTCCCTGTGTCGATAAGGGATGTCTTTAACCCTGTAAACATTTTCGGTGTGCCATTCTCGGACACCCAATATGTAGAAACGGAATAATCGCCCCAATACATTTCTCTTGTGATGAATTTCCCTTCCTTTGGGTCATAGTAGGTTACGTTTCCTATGAAGGTTTCAATCAACTGTAAAATCTTCTGCAATTCCTTTGGATAAATAACCTTCCACTCCAAATTCAATTTTACTTGGCGGCGGTTTATCTTTTGAGCCACCACAACGCCGTTTGCATTTCTGCCGCTGTCAACTAACTGCTGACCTTCGTATTCCTGCACAGAAGGACAGGTAATTTCTGTGCCGTTATATCTGATTACTGCCACAAAAACCACCTACCTTTGAAATGCGCCAAGACCAAAGTTTATCCCTCGTCTTGCGGATACTTTCTGCTGATTGTTATAAATAACGTCTCCATCCAGTTCAATCTTCTGATTCAGTTCGATTGGCTGGCTGCTGCCGTTCGCCATTGCCTGTGACATAGCCGTCAGAACAGCATTGAAAATCGCACGTTCTATCTGGTCATTATTTGCAACGGCTGTTTTGCCGCCAATACTGCCGACCATTTCTGCGCCTGCCTCTCTTGCAATAAACAGTTCGCCAGACCGAGGAAAACCGCCATTCGCAAACATTTCTATATTGAAACGCTGCGCCTGTTGCATATTGTAGCCGCCGACATGACTGTATTTCTTTCCTGTCAGTCCTGCCAGTGAGTTTGCGTCAGAAACCATCTGGTTTAGCATCCTTGTGACCTCATCAGATACTTGCTGCAAGGTCTGTCTGATAGCATCAAACGTGTTGTAAATGCCATCATAGGTCTTGTTGAGGTATTCGCTCATGCTTGTCTTGAACGTGTTCCCGAAAACCAGCGACATAGCATTTATCTGTGTGTAGAAGTTCTGTATTTCAGATGTGATGGCATCTTTCGTTTCGCTAAATTTTGCACGAGCAACGTCCCACACTTCGTTCCACTGTGAAATGTCGGGTGCTTCTAAGGAAACAACAGGGGTAAGACTATCACTTCCCGATACCTTGTTTACAACACCGTTTATGACATCACCGACACCGCTTAAAGATTCCTCCATACCAGCAACGATACCTGCGCCAATCCAAGCGCCTGTTTCACGCTTAAACAATCTGGAAGGGGAGTGAATTTCAGCTTCTTTGTTTACTTTACTGAGCAATTTTTGCACAAAACCGCCGACCTTGTTTCCGAAATTGCTTGCACCTTCCAAAATGCCATCAAGTATAAAGCCGCCGATACTCTTAATGCTTTCTATGGTTTTTTTCAATTCTCCCATGATTTTTTCAGGGAGTTTTCCGAACCATTCAGCAACTTTGTCCAAGATTTTTGGTATTTCTGTGTTTACCTTTTCGATTGACTTATCTTTCCAAAGAGTGATTTTCTCAAGGAATGAAATTATTTTTTCGTAAATCTTCTTCGGAAGTTCACCGAACCAAGTGGCAACACTGGTAACGATGTTATTTACCTTCTCGCTGAATGTGTTGTATGTGCTTGTAGCCCAATTCGGTATTGTATCTGTAAAGAATGACGAGATAGCAGCACCGACTTTGCTTGGCATTTCAGAGAACCATTTGACAATATCACTTACAATCTGTGGTATTGTTTTTGTGAAGAAGTCTTTAATTGCAGTCCATTTTTCAGAAATAGTTGTTTTGACAGCTTCCCACAATTCAGCGGTTGCCGTCTTTAATTCATTCCATTTCTCTGGATAGTAACTTACAATTTCATCCCACGTTGTTTTGAAGAAATTTTTAATAGAGTTCCATACTTCAACAGCCTTTGATTTAATGGATTCCCACGTTTCATCACTTACTCCGCCTAATGCACGCAAAGCAACAGATATTCCCTCAAAAGCTAACAACGCACCGCCGAATAACTGACCGCCAGGAATAAACAAAAGCGCAAGTCCTGCAATAGTGATTCCTAAGTCTCCGAAATCTATATCAAGTTTTCCGAGCCAATCCTTTATCATTCTGAAAAAATTTGCAAATTCTTCTTCGATTCTGGATGTATCAATTCCAATAAATTCAAGGAACGGCTTAATCAAATAATTCCATATTCCAGAACCAATATCATAAAGAACCTTTCCAACCGCCTTGAATACATCACTAACAACGGTCAAAATACCCTTAAATATTTCCTTCGTTCTTTCAAGACCTTTCCTGAACGATTCTGACGTTTGGTACAGGTACACAAACCGCCCAACAATAATGCCGATAACAATAGACCATCCAAGGATTGTAGGTGCAACCTTCATTAGTTCGGCAATGATAAGACCGATATTTGAAAGGACTTCTGGAAATCTATGCAGTTTTAAACTAAGCCTACTCAATGCTTGCAATTCCTGTAATTTCTTTTTCAGTTCTGCAAGTTGTTTGAACAATCCCATTGCAATTTTCCAAGCCGCCAATCCTGCCGCAATAGATGTAATCAACGGCAGCAGCTCTTTGAACCGTTTTGCTAAATCCTGTATCTTGGAATCAATCTCGACAGTTTCAAACATATCGGTAGGGAGAAGGTCTCCTGCACCGCCGCCTGCACCTCCATCCGCACCGCCGCTATCGTTCTGCTTGGTGTCTATGATGTGCAATTCATCAAATCCAAGCGTATAGTCCTGCATTTCCTTTAATGCCTTAGCCGCTTTTCCTGCGCCGCTTGCCGTATCTTTCAGGCTTTTGGCGTAGTCCATCTGCACTTTTTTAGCCTGTACCGCATACCCTTTGCCTGTAAGTGCCGCAATGAATTGCCCCAACATATTGATTGCCTTCGCAAGCCAACTAATGAAAGTAGCAAGGTAGGGTGCGACAACAGAAAGAATAGGCTCAAACGCCGCCGCAAATGCGTTTCTCAACTGCATTAAAGCGGACATCATAGAGGAAATGTTTGCATTTACCGATTGACTATACTGTGCTAAACTCTGCATACCCTCTGCAAATGCAGATTGTATGGTTGAAATCAGCTGAAATACAGTGGAGTACAGTACAGACATACCAACCATTTTAGGCAAAGAAAAACTATTGCGACCGCCAGAGCGACCAAAAAGCCCACCGGATGAACGACCACGAGATTTATTTGAGCGTTTCCTTTGTCCTTCTCGTTGCGTTTTTTTGCCCTGATTTTCCTGCAACCCCTCTTGAATATTTGGTATTTTATAGCGCGCAAGCGCAATAGTATCTTTGAGATTAAGATTTGCTATTTTTGATTTTTGGCTTATTCTCTCCAACTGCTTTTCAAGCGGTTTCATCTGTTTGGCGTTTCCACCGGCAGACTTTAATTCTTCTATGGTTTCGGTCAGAACTCTAACCGTATTTTCCATATTTTTAAATTCTCGTTCTGCCTTTTCGACTTCTGGAAACTTAATTTCGCTAAGTCCGAGCTTCTCTAAGTCAACCCTAAATCCATTGATAAGGCTTTTCGATTCCTCGATGGTTTCTGCGAATTTTCCGTTATCAATATCCAGAACGCCTGTCATGCCAAGATTTTTTGAAATCTCTTTTTCTATTCCAGAAAATCTGTCTGTTTTTGCGGCGTTTTCCGAAACACGTTCCATTGTGGCAGCAAGCTGTCCTGCAACGGAAACAGCACTACTTGTTTCGCTCGTTAAATCAGACATTGATTTTGCGGCATCCTGTATTGGCTTACCGTTAATCTGCTTTCCCATGTCAAAAATAGGGATGTCCTTCAAATGACTATAATCTTCAACAGGTGCAGATTCTTTTTTTGTCTTTTTTGTGAGTTGTCCGAGATTCACGCCTTTTAACGAAGCGCCGATTTCCTTTGCGCTTTTTGCGGCTTTTGAAAAGTTGTGTGCTATGATTCTTGCTTGTTTCGCAAATTCTTTTATGCCGTTAATCTCTATTTCTGGTGTTTTAATGCTCTCCAAAACAGATTTAATTTCACGAATTTGCTTTGTGGAATCTCCAGTTTTCCCGATACCCTCAATAGACTTGCTCAACTTTTTAACAGACTTTTCCGCTTCTGCGGCATCCGCAACAATCTTTATTTCAAGTTTATCTATTTCACTCATTATTCATTTCCACCACCTTTCCATTAACGTTTAATAGGCGGTAACAGACTTAACCATTACCGCCTAAATACTATTTCGGACTTTCTGGCAAACCAGATTCACGAAGTGCAGTTATCCTTTTTTTCATTTCAAAAACTGCAATCTCCTCATTTGATTCAGCATTCCGCTTTTTTTCGCTAACGGAAAGGATGGGTTCTTTGATATACTCGTTTTTCGCCTTATTTCCTGCCAAATTCCGCTCTACACCGACAGTAACGGCGGCAAGCGTATACTGACCGTTTATCCAATTCATGTAATCTGCGTTTCTGACACGTTGGTTGTATCCTTCTGCAATCGCAGACAATATTCTTGGATTCATTCTCCAAAATTCATCCCACGAAACCCCAATAGCGTATGCCTGTGGGAACCATTCAGAAATCAACAATTCACGAAACGATTTGTAGTTTTTTCTTATTCCGCTTCGCTCTGATTTTCCGCAGTTTCCGTTTCCGCTGTCTTGTTGGCAACCCGAAAAAAATCAGACTGTTCCATAGCGTCAGACATAGCTTCTGCCATTTCCTCAAAACTTCCGCCAGAAACAATGTGTTTCTGCATTTCTTCCCCAGCCGCATTTCTGCCAATGCCAGCACAGATACCGAAATACGCTCTCATCATGGACATAGGTTTATCCTGCATAACTTCAAGAGAAATACCTTCATCCTCCAAGTCGCAAACAAGGTTAAAATCAAATTCTTTTGCCTTATATACTTTTCTGTTAATGGTAAAGTTTTTCATTTGCATAACTCCTTTTTTCTTAATTTACTGTATTTCGGCTATGGACCTATCATAGTCAGCCATATTAGCCGATTCCATATTCAATGACTGACTTAAGATTTTTTTGACAGTGTAATTATAGTTGGATATCCATTCTCATCCTCTGTTACCGCAACATCATAATCATTCTCAATCCACTTAGGAACTGTTTTCACAGCCACGGTTGCAGTGCCTGTCAAATGGTCATCCGTAGCTTCATCGGGAGCAAAAGATTCCTGACCGATAAAAGCGCAGATACCTTCTGAGCCTTTGCCATCCGTACCGTATAAGATACAAAAATCCAGTTCCTTTCCCTCGTTTGAAACCATGTCATCTTTGTATTTCTTTTCAAATGCTCCAGAAATCTCCATTGAGCCAGCCGCACGCCTTCCCATTTCCTGTGTTTCTACAAGGTCTTCCAGTGTGGATGTATCCACCATGTTCTGAGAACCAAATGGGCTTGGAATAGCTTTCGCTCTCAACAAAAGTTTATAAGTTCCTGCCCAATAAGAACCTTCTGTTGAACTTGATGTTTTTTCTCTATAAATAATTCTGGATTTCAAACCTGTTGCCATATTCATTCCTCCTTTTTTGCATAAAAAAATAAAGCCCTTTACGGCTTTATCACGTTAAACTATCATTTGCTCCGATTACTCTTTGGAATCTTGCGGTACTTCTGTATGTATCCCCCTCATTAAATTCTGGAAGGGCAATAACCTTGAACCGCATTTCCTTGAATACGTCTGCTACAACAGACATTATTCTGCCTACATCCGACTGGTTTGTATTTGTGAATACATCCACTTGGAAGGTTTCCAAGGTTGCATTGACGGAAAGTCCCTCAAGGTCTGCTCCACGTTCCGCCGCCGCCATACGATGAATATAGACGGTAGGGAAGATGGCATCACTTAATTTCTTTCCGTTGCTTGTGAAGTATATGGTCGGATATTTCGATTCCAATTTTGGCTTGGCTTTCGCCTTTACGATTGAAAACACAACCGTTCCAAGGTCATAAGCCCATGAATTATCACTCAACCAAACACCTCCTTTGCAACTTCCGCAATCTTTTCTGCTAATTCTATGGAAGTTTCATACATAAATGGGCGAGAGGGCATACCCTTTGTCCAGTGCCATTCGCCGTCACGAAAGTAAAACCATCCTTTTTCTCCGTGATTGTTTACGTCATACTTCCAACCGATAATACTTGTGTCTGGATGTGGATTTTCTTTCCCGACAATGCCTACACCGAATTCAACAAATTTCGCCCAAAGACAACCAGTGTATACAATCCACGTTGCACCTTTTTTAATGACTGCCCCTTGCTCATAATTGATACTGCTAAGAAGTTCTCCTGTATAAACAGCATCGTATTGAGCAACCTTCATTTTGGCGGTCTGTACGCCGATTTGAGCAAGTTTTTTCGCCAGTTCATTACATTTATCGGTCAATTCGTAAGCGTAGCTCTCAACCTCTTTTACGGCGTTCTGGATGGACTTATTGGACATGATATTGATTGATATTTTCTTTGACATAGAACCACCTACAAAATTTCAAGTTCTCGGAATACTTTAAATATTTTTGGCGATTGTATTGCAATCCAGTCAACCATTTCCTCGTTCTCAGCCCATGCGCCATAAATCCCATGCGTATTGGAAGATAAACCACTTTCAAAAAGAAAGGCATGGACTATCTCATGCCTAAGTTTCCTTTTATTTAAGTTGATTTTCCCATCTTCCGTTAGGTCTTTTTCTTTTGGATTTAATACATAAATCACTTTGTCATAGAAATTGCACAGAGCGTCCGATGATTCCTCGAAATCCGAAAACCGTTCTGGATATTCATCCACAAACATAATTGAATATTCCTCTCCAAGAATATTTACTGTTTTGTTTTCCATACTGCACCTACTTTACATTCTTTTGCAAGAGAAACAAATCAACCGTCAGCCCTTCATCCGCAACGCCTTTGACAATGTAATCACAGCTTGTCTTATCGACCATTGCCGCTTTATACTGCACCGCTGATTTCTTCCACACCAAGTCCCCGACAGACAAGGGTAAGTTTCCCTTATCATCGACTATCTGAACGAAATTTGTTGAATTATCAACACCAAACTCTTTAATAAGAGATTCGTTCAATTTGTTGCTGATTGAAGCATAGAAGGGGACTGGAACATCATATCCAGTTGTGTATTCTCCCGTTTCTATCGGCACTTTGTTTCCGTCCACAGTGATGTATTTCAAATTCCCGTCCTCGTCCGTATCATATACAGGGACTTGACCGATTTGTTTTGCATAGAACATCTTTTGTCTGTTAATATCGAGCATTTGAAAACCACCTACTCATGATTCATTCGTTCCTCAAGAGTATCAAGCCTATGGTGTGCAGATTTAAGGCTCTGCTCCAACTTAATAATCTTGTCATTGTGACTATTGATTTCTTCTCTCATTGTGGATATTTCCGATTTTATTTCCTGCGTTGTTCCTGCAATGGCATCCAGTTTCATATTGATTCTGGTGTTATCCTTCACACGTTCCTCAATATCCTTTGTGTCTGTATGCTTGCTACTTTTCAACCCGAAAAAGACGGAAAATGCCAAAGATACTATACTTATGAGGTATGCTATTTCGACTTGCATTTCTGTACCGCCTTTCTGCTTAATAATTGCGCATCAGCCCACCGCCACATAATACGATGCGCCCCTGCTGCCGTTTTCCAATAAATTAAAATCTATCGAATTTAATTGAAATTAAGTAGAAAATTTAATGAAATTTCATTTATTTTCGCTCAAACTTTCATAATTCTATAGAATTATTGAAAGTATACTTAACATTTTGAAACGGCAACGCGCTAAAAACGACTAAAGCTGGTTTGCTTTAACCACTTTACAGAACCTTTACAAAAGGGTATACGCCAAAGAACAAATCCTCTCTATTCTTCCAAGAACGGCTCACTCCGTTTTCAGAATAGCTTGCCATATATGCTTCTCCTGCCTGTGAGCGGTCATATACTGCCAAGTCAACGATATTGTTCTCAAACCTTTTCAAATCCTCCGCAATATCATCCTCCGAGTATGTATCTGGATACATACGCTTTATGGCAATCTCTTTTTTTGCCTGCTCTATCAGCTGATTTAAGAGTGGGTTTTCTTCCTTTCGGTCGAATACCACAGTATCGTCCTCGTCAACATGAAACTGCCGCAGTCTGATTTTTACTTGCTCTAAAATGCTGTAATCAGCCATAAGCAATCACTCCCCTTACATGCCAAACGCAGACAAGATGTACTGTTTCAGTTCTGTGCCGTTCATTTCAGCCGCGCCATCAATGCCAACCTTCAACGCCAACTGTCGCAGTTCATCGACAGGCATGCGCGCGATTTCGCTTTTTGTATAGGCTTTCTTGCCGTTAGAATCTGGCACTTCCTCGAAAGGCTCATACCAGATTCCGTTATGTTTTACTTTGTGGTCGAATTTCATTTAACCGACCTCCTTTTTAGTAGCATTTAATAACATAGGTGCTGTCCATTCTCTCATAAGAGGGCAGTACAATTTCGGATACGGTTGTCTTTGTCTGCACAGGGTCATTAGAAACCGTTACCGCAACCGCAACGCCTGTATTGACAATGGATACATCCGCATCTTTGCTACCCATCAGTGTGCGTTCTTCTGGTGTTGTTCCGTACCATGTGTTACCCAGTGCGCCATTGGGAATCAGTGTTGCAAAACCATCTGGATAGAATTTGGCAGCGGGGCCAGCTTCGTTTTTGTACTGCTTGGAATAAACAACAATGTTGATACCTAATTCAGCAGAGAAGATTTCCTTCACCCTGTTATCGTTCATGAAGATATTTGCCGTTACATTCTGTGCCAGAATTGCGGATTTGATTTTCTTATTCTGTTTCAGATAGTCCATGGTCTTTCTGGAAATAATCATAATAGAAGGTCTTTCACCTGTTCTGGATTCTACGGAATCCAGCGCGGTCGCGATATCGTCCATAGGGTCAGAGTTTTCAGTATCAGACCATTTATCAGTTGTTGTTGTCAATTCCGCAAAGTTATTTGTTTTGTACTCGTTGTTAGGGTCATAGTTGTATGCGTATGTAGCACCATCTGCCTGAATGGAAATTTTAGGAGAACCGTCAGAAGGGGCTAACAGCTGCATAATCATTCTTTCTGGTACAACTTTTGCACCGTCAACCAGTGTGTTGGTATCATCGAAAATTCTTCTCAGTACGTCCTGTGCGTATGGGTCCGCTGTATCCTGCACACGCATGATTTCCTGTTCGTCAATTTCCTTGACAAGCATAGATTCGCGGAAAAACGCCATTTCTGTTTCTGTCATCTTGAACCCTTCTCTGCTTCTCAGTGTAGAAACCGCATCGAAATTGGAAGGTTTCAGAGAAACAGGAAGTCCCTTTGAAGTCTTAATCCATTTCAGGTCAAGACCCATTTTCTTTTTTGCAGGGAACAGACCTTCGCCAAGATAGGGGATTCTGTTACTTGCTACTTCTGTCTGCACAAGGGCAATCGCCTTTGCGTTATATACATCTCTAATATTCATTACTTTTTGCACCTCCTTATTCAAATACAATCAGCGGCAGTGCCGTCTTTACCGCCGCCGCAATCGTAATCCCTGCGTTCGCGTTCGCATTTACTTCGTTTACACAAGCAAAAGCCTTGATGATAGTGCCGTTAGGGTTAGAATCGTACACGTCATAAAGCAGGATACCGACTGCCGCCGAATCACCACTTCCACCATTTACCTTTTCCCCCTCTGCTGAAATGGGATTCCCAGCCTTGCAAACGCCATCTGCAAACGCGGATGCATCCAGAGTGATAGGTGTGAACAATTCACCGCCAAGTTTTCTTTTCAGAATTTCATTTTGCGTAGTTACTCTTGATTCTTTAAACTTCATTTTTTCATCCTCCTTACATATAATTTTTCAATACAGATTCCGCCGTTTTATTTGCATCGGAAAAAGCACCGCCGATTTCCTTTGCCATCTTTTCAGCGTCCGTTTCTTCTTTTCCGTTTCCGCCAGTACCGCCGCCGGGATTCTGACTGCCTGCCGCAATTTCATCTTCCTTGGCTTTGGCTGCTGCCGTTTCTTTTTCGGTAATAATCTGACCGAGAACGTCATAATCAAATGTGCCGTCATCCTTCACAATCTGCGCCGCCTGTTCAGCGGTTACTTTGAATTTTTCAGCCGCCGCCGCTCTCTGGTTTGCCAATGTCTGTGCCTTTTCAAGTTCTGCGATTCTTGCGTTTGCCGTTTCCAACGCTTTGTTGGCTTTTTCGGTCTCAGACAATCCATTGGATTCCAATTCGTCAATCTTAGCCTGTAATTCATCTGCTTTATCGGCTTTTTCTTTGTACTGCGCTACCTTGTTTTTCTCGTTCAGCACTTCCTTGTTGCTCTGATTCAACAGATTGGTAATCTGCTCATCTGTTGCTTCTGGAAAAAGTTTCAGCACATCTTCTCGTTTCATGGTTATTACCTCCTGTTCTTTTACTCACGCTTTTGTTACCGCAGGTCACGCCTGCTGAGTTTTGCTATTTACCGCATAGCTGCTTATTTTTTGCAAACAAAAAACAGCCCATAAGGACTGTTTAAGTTTTCGTGTATTTCAGACTACATCTGCAATTTACAATTTCTTCCGCACTGGCCCCTAAAGAGTAGTCACGAGGGAAGGACATTTCAGATGCCCCAATATGAAAAGAATCGAATATCCCGACTTTATACCCGTTCGATTCGGCGTGTGTATGCCGCACCTTATCATCATTCATGGTTATCCATGTTTTGTATTTATAGCCTTGCTTAACCATTCTGGTGTATTCTCGGTAGTTGCCAATGGTATTCGCTTCATTCGCCGCAATATTCATGGCACGCTCAACAGATGTAAAGTAGGGCGTATCCTTATTTTCAATCGTTGTTCGGATAATATCTTCTGTGATTTTCTCCGAATATTCTTTTATGTATGCTGGTGGCTCTCTGACCTTTAGAAACTTCAACGCCGCCTTTTCGTATTCTGCGGAAAGACTTTGAATGAAATCTCCTTCATTTCCTTCTTGTTCCAAGAAAGCATAGAAAAAAGAAATAAAAATCGGCTCAAGTTCTTTTGCCAACTCAAGCCGTTCTTCCTTTTCTTCGTCAGATATTTCCATTTCGCCGAAATAGGTTTCATATACAATTTTCTCTGTATGCAATTCGTCATTTTGGATTCTTGACATGAAACCACCTCTTTATTCTTCTGCAACCGTTTGAGACTGTTTTGCAATCTCCGCTGCCTTTCGTTCCTGTTCTTCTTTTTCTTCCGCTGTATGCCATAAAGCATCCATATACGGCTTAGAAAGAAGGAAGGTTTTTTCGGAATCTCCCCACAATCCAACTGTTTTAACTGCGATAAGAGGGTGTATTCCTGCCTGCAACAGTTGATATAGGGTCTGCGATTTTGTATACATATTGTCCTGCGGACTATGGTTTATCTGCACATCAAAATCCCTTGTGGTAATGCCTAAGTCCTCATGCTTAATACGAATGATATTCAGCACAACTTTTGCAAGTCGTTTCTCTGCCGCTTTTACGATAGGGTCTTTCAGCTTTGCTCTCGTCTTTGAGAAATCCCAACCGTTACGAAGCTGCACCGCCCCTTGCGTATCTCCGCCGGAGTTGTTATTGTTTTTATTCGGTATTGCAAGGATGGAAAGGGCATTGTCCCATAGGTCATCCTTTGCAACCTGTGATTCAGTCTGGTTCAATTCCTGCGTCATAATATCGACATCCGCTTTGTTTTCGCCGTTATTCGACTTGACAACCAATGCGCCCTGCTGTTTCATTTTCTGATATGTCTCGCTATCCACATCACAGTTTACGAATTTCACCCATGACTGAACGAACTGCTCAATAGAATCCATGCGGTTTGACTGCATGTTGTTTATGGAATCTAGGATATCAATGACAAGCTCAATATCCGACAATCTCTCGTGGTTATTCGGGTATTCCACAATCGGTATGCCGCCGAAAGCATGAAGTTTCCAATTCGCAACCTTCGAATTATGTATTTCGCAGGAATGTGTTTCGGTGAAGCATAATTTATACCATTCACCATTCTTATTTTTCAATTCCTGTACAGCCAGTATCGGTTCTTCTGTGCTGCGGTTGTAAATGACAAAGGTGTTCAGTGGAGTGGGGGAGACAATGCGAAATTTTATATCTCCATCAGAAAACTGCGCCGCCTTAAAGGAAGTGCCTGTTGCTGACTGCCATTCGCCCGATTTAATATCCTTTGACTGCTTATCTACATCAACCATGTAATCATTCAGAATATCTACAGCCTTGTTTATCCGCTCATCATCCTTGCGGCTAACAAACTGCACGGGCTCGCCGTAGGTCTGCCCGACCTTGAACTGTACAATCTCATAGGCGTGGTTTTCCACAATCTTATTTATAATATCGTCACGCACAATCTTCTGGCGATAACGTATCGGCTGGTCGCCTTTGTAGTAGTGCCAGAGGTAATCAATCGCTGTTTTATTGAGATTAAAAACGCCTATGCACTTGCCAAGTACACTTATGATATTATCAGGCGTTATCTTTTCTGCGTCCGTATACGCCACTTTTCTGCCATAGCACCCATGCAGGATATCTTGAAGTGTTCTACTGTTCATAAAGCACCTCCTTTCCAAAAAAAGACAAAACAAAAAACACTGGAAAGCACCAGTGTTTGTCTGTTCGCATTATTCTTTATTATAACTATAGCAGATTTTTTCGGGACATTGGGGACAACTTCCTATTTTTCAAGAAAACGATAGAACATTTTCTTAACGCTGTCCTCTGTATTTCCGCCGATACGCTTTGCAACGTCCCCCCAAGACAACCCATCGACAAATCTAAGATGAATAATGCGCCGCATGTGGCTGTCCTCAACGGTCGCAATAAATGATTCTATCTGATTGATAGTTTCCATGATTTCCATTTCTAGGGCGCAAAGTGTAACTTTTCTGGAATAGAGCAAGGCTTTCTTACGGTTGTATTCAGGATAGGGAAATCCTTCAATGGTAAAACTCTGCCAACCCCCAATTCCACCAGAAACCTTATCTCTGACGCTACCGTCTTGCTCGATTCTTGCTATCTGTTTTTCAAGGGTGTTTATTTTCTCTCGCACTTCAACACATTCCTGCTGTAAATCGGTGTATTGCTTCAAGATTTCTTTCGTCACCGAGACATACCCCCTCTGAACGGATTGATAGCTGCTTCTACTTTTGCAGTATTATTTGGATTTTCTATGAAAATTGCTAACTGTGTCAAACTATCCGGAGCGTCATCGTGATTATTTTTCCCAATGCTTACAAACATTCCAAGTTCTTCCATTGCTGCTTGATACTCATTGTTTCTTTTGTATCTATGAACTCCTAGTTTTGCATCTTCTTCAATTTGACTTTGGCTCAATCGAGCAGGGGATATAAATACAAATTTTCTTTTTATGTCCCCAGAGTAAGCAATAATTTTCGATAATTTGTCAATTCTATTTGATGCTTTTTTGCTTGTACAGGAGCATTTATAACCGTTTGCAATCAGACTTTCATCTACATATTTGCAATAAAGTTCTCCACCTGTATCTCCCTCGAATCTTAGTTGCCTAATCTCATTTCCCATTACGCGTCCAACAACAAGCGGTATTGTGATTTCTTTTGCGCCTTTGTTAAATACCCAGTCATAAATATAAACATCCCCATTTTCATATTCAGCACCAATAGGCATTGAAAGGCTATCTCCTCCGCCCCATGCAACGTCTACAACTCCAATACGTCTGAAATCACCATCTGGAAGAATACCATTAAAATATCTGAGGCTATCAGTTTCAAACAGCAAACCTTCACGAACATAAGGGCTTTGCATGAATTTAGCCATCCATTCAGCGTGATCTAATCTTTCTCTCATTTCTCTGTAGTATTTGGTTGAAAATCCGTTTATTTCGTAATCAAAATTACTTTCTTCATTTTCATCCAGAGCAGGAATTTTTCTAAATCTATATTCTGTATCATTTTCATACTGCTTTCTGAGTCGTTCCAACGGGTCTAATACATTCCATAGAGTGCCGACCATCAATTCTCTTGCACCATCATTTTTTCTGTCTACCATTTTGTTCAAATACTCTTGGAAGGTATTCTCCATTCTGACAGGGCTTAGTGAATGTTCTCGGTCACGAACTAAGTCATCTACATATAAATATCCATCTTTTGAAACGTCAACTGCACCTGTCCATGTTCCATCAATACCTCTACAGGTAACAGTTGCGAATCTGTCTGAATTTCCGAGAGTAATAGTAAACTCATCGGAGCTCTTGTCCAAGATAACAGGTTTATTGATGTAACGCGGATGCCAATAATAAAATAATTCTTGAAATGAATATTCTTCTGTAGAAATCAAATTTAATAACTCTTTATAAAAACCTTTTGCAAGTATGCCAGAGTGCCCGCCCATCGCATTATGGCTATTGGGTCTGCGAAGCATAATCCAGTTCAAGAAAAAAATACAAGTAGTGGATTTACCGACGCGGCTTGGCATAGATAACCCATAGAATTTAATTTTTCTGTTTTCTAAATCTTCAAGGTCTTGTACGACAACATTCAGCGTCTTTCTTCTTGGAGAATAGAATCTTTTGCTCCAGTGCCTATTTTTTTCCATGTAAAAAATAAAGCTTTCCAATTTTTCATAGCTCTCAAGTTTTAGTACTTCATAATATTTATTTAAGAGATTGTATTCTTGATTGTTATCTTGAGCGTATTTTTCCAGAGTCCATATATCAGAACCTGTCATGTTTAAAACTAGAGTTTCGATAATTTCTTTTGCCCTTTTTGTCAATGAAAGACCGTATTCAATATCTTTTTCAGTCTCAATAGAAACCTTTGCAGCATCACAGTATAATTCTATAACCTGTTCATTGATTCCGTTATTCGATATGTATTTCTCGTAGCCCTGTACGGCACTTATCAACTCAAAACTTGCCATTAAAAAAGCACCTCCGCTCAAATAAGCAAAGGTGCAAAAATCCTTTGCCCTCAGATGTTTAGGGTTAGCGGCTAACTTCCAAATTGTTAGTCGGTAATGATATTATATTTTATAAAATTCTCTTGTCGGTGCATGGTATCTTCTTCCGTCTGGACAAAGAATCATAGTCTGTTCTTCAAAAGAAGTAGGGTAGTAGAATTTTTCTACAATTCCAACCACGCCACTCACGCCACATATTACTTTATCTCCGATATTGATTGCATTTTTAATCCTAAAATTACTCATTACTCATAACCCCCTCAAATTCCTAAAACCGCTTTTAAAACAGTTACACACCCCTTGCGAGTTTCATCGTCTATGCAGTTTCCACATTTGTTATATATACAAATGGATAAATTGCATTTCGTATTTTCGTGGGCGTTTCCGAATTTTTCAACAAACTCTCTGAAATGAACGCCGCTAATTTCAACGTTGCTCAGCGCATTATCAACAGTTTCTTCCGCCAATTCTTCAAGTGTTTTTCTTTTCATTACCGCACATACCTTTCTTTCCTTCTCCACGCCTCATCATTGTACTTCTCAAGCCATTTGCACCGCTTTGCGATACATTTATGCTTATAAGCAAGCTCCTTGTTCAACGCCCCAGTATGAGCCTTACAGTGACAGTATCCTATTGCGTTCCCTATGTATTTACCTGTTATTGATTTCTCTCTCATAGACAAAATCCTTGCATAATACCAGTTTTGCGACTTTAACACATTCTTTTCGGTTGTCAGCATCAGTACATTTGCCGTCTTTGTTGTATCTGCAAGTTCTTAAATCGCAATCACTCATTTTCACAACTCCTCTTTGAATTTGAGAAATTTCTCCAACTGTTCTTGGTCTTTTTCAGTCCCGAACAGTGTATCAGGGAATGGCTCGCCTTTTATGTACATGTTGAAGTATTTTGATGCAGTAGGCACGCTGATGCCGATATATCTCGCAGCTTTGGAAAGCGTCATCCGTCCGCTACAGAACGCCTCAAACGCTTCAAAGAATTTTTTCTTGCTTATGGTTTTTACGCCTTGCGCCATTGCAAACACCACCTTTTGTTTTTAGAAATAATCTGGATGAGCTGTGCGTCTCCGATAAGCAGAAAAGGCAATAGCCTATCTGCTATCGGCATTTTTTTAATTCAAGTGGGATTCACGCAACCAACACTCTATTCTGGTGCGACCAGACCTCTTAGACGGGCGTGGATTTGCACCACGCATGAAAGACTTATCTCCCTGTGTCCCTTTGAGAGTGCTTTCTGGGCATTATTATTCATAATGGGAACTCCCAGCGTATACCTATTCCGCCACCATCTACCATAATTCAATTTTGAATTATCCTCCGCCTACTCGCAGGCTAATAACCCGGGGTAAGTCCGCTTTATCGCAGACCTAAAAGACTGCTTTCGACCCACGCATTTTTACAACGATTTTAACCCATAAGGTTGCGAGTAAGGTTTTCATCGTGAACCCAAACGCCAACAGAGGGATTTGAACCCCCATGTCGGATTTTAACCGACACAATGGTTTTCAAGACCACGCCGTTATAGCCGTTTCGGTATGTTGGCAGAGGATGGGGATCTAAAAGACACCATCTCTAATAGTGAAATCCGAATCGACTTCACCTAAATCAAGTTTCTATCCAATCCCCATCATGATTTTTCAGTTTTGAGTTTAACGTCAGTCACGAAACCAGAAAAGCGGACTGACAGGGGGTTTGTCGATTTTTGAAGGGCAAGTTTTATATACGGTCAGTCAGCAGAATCAATGATTGCGATAAACCATGATGCCGAAAGACCGCAAGTGGATTCTCTCGGACTTGAACCGAGGACCGTCCGGTTATGAGCCGGATGCTCTAACCAACTGAGCTAAAAATCCAGAGTGGGGCGTGATGCCGTTAAACGCCCCAGATATGAAGTTAGTGTTTGGTCTTGTTGCCAGTCCCCATCGGCATACAAGCCAAAAGCCCACCGAGCCGTGCGATGGCTCTTAACAGGATTCCCCTAGTGGGTGAAAGGACGTGTTATCCATCGGGAAATGTACAAAACCCGATGAAAAGCACCAGATGGGAATCGAACCCACGCCGTTAGATTGGAAGTCTGACGTTCTCGCCATTAAACTACTGGTGCATATCTGTGTTATTCGCTTGGCATATAAAAAACTGTACTGCCAGAGAAGGGGAGTTCTTCATACAGGGCGTGAATATCTGCAAGAATTTCCATTGCTCGCTCTTTACTCTTGTATTTTCCAAGACGTATAAAACCAACTTCTTGGATAGGAAAAACAGCTGCAACATAATTTTCAGAAACCAACAGCGATACTCCGCTTTCATCGACGGAAGCAGTCTTATCTTGACTTAAAATTCTCATGCCATTCACTCCTTTGGCTCAAAATAATCACAGCCATAATCATATTCCGTGTAGTCGGTGTAATATTCACTATCCTCATTATCACAGGTAAAAAGCAACTCTCGGTCTATAATGGCATATTTGCACTTACCGCAACATTCTTTTTCATCGTACATATGTAACACCGCCTACTTGCTCTTTCAAAGTGTAATCTTCACAGTTATTATTTAGTCTGCAAAAATAGCCTTTATAGTGTGTCTGCTCCTCAATAATACAATATTCGCAGTCAGTACAGGTTACATTTGGATGATACTTTGGTCTTGTAGGAGATTCTAATCTATCAATCACATTTCTCAGGTCTTCGATTTTACGGTCTTTCGATTCAATCTCAAATTTCAAGTCCTTAATCCTTCTAAATGGGTTTATGTAAAACATTTTTGTCACTCCTTTGTGCAGATAGGGGCTTTTTGTTTTTGCGGATATTTTAGGGACTAAGCAGGGGCTTTTTTCGTTCCCATTCAGACCCCCACCCCCATATATTTTTAACGGCGGAATCATTTAAGCCGCAACAACCTTCGTTCACCCGCATTGGCTATAATTTTATGTATTTATTCGCAAAATGATAGTTATGCGAATAGTTTTAAATCAATATATTGTGTCAAGCATTTATTTTAAACTAGATATTGATTTAATCGTTTCCGCCGTCCGTCAATCTGTCTGCATCTTGTGCAACTTCAACAGTTTTAACCTCGTTTAGTCTTGGAAGTTCAGCAGCGGATAGGGCAGTTCTGTGTTGGTTGGCATCCGCTGTATATGGGCTTGCCCAGCCGTAAAAGTGATTAAGAATCGCAATCACGCCCACCGGGTTTTGTTTACCTGTTGCTAATTTACCCGACAAAGATTCTTGTCTGGATTCAATAAGTTTTTTGCAAATATAGCACCCCTTATCACTTAGTTTTCTCTCGTTTCGCCCCCATTGTTTTATAATATCCCTATGAATACCGGTTAAATAGCTAAAGCCATTTATAGATACCTCCTTATCATTTATCATGCAAAGATATATATATATATCACATATATGGTCTACCAGTTCATAGTTATATGCATTACAGGTTGTAGGAAATTTAGAGCCATTTGATATTAGATTACTGGATTTTAATTTCTTGGTGTCTGGAAATACCATTTTTTTAATATACATTAGGGCAGCACTCCAAACGCCCTGGGGTTCTTTTTTCATATCGTTTATCCGATACTGGGCGCAGAACATATCCAAACACGCCTCGATTTCCGTATCGAAAATTTCAACACCGTAATCCTGATTATTATTTTCCATGATCCGCGCCTCCTTCCTCGTTCCTGCTGCGGTAAATTAAAAAAGCCACAGAAAAAGATTTTACTCTCATTCTGTGGCGTGTTGGTATCTTAATCAATAATTGGGGTGCCGTCCTTGCCGTTCAGGTCATCCAGAGCAACGGCATTAACTGGATGCCTTTTAAATTCAATTTTCTTTCTTGTGGGATATGATACAAAAATTTAATCATGTTGTCAATAGGGAATTTTATTTTTTTATGATTTAATCGGTTTCTGTATTTGTTTTAAGATTTAATATATTACTACGTACTTAAATTCTTTTTTAGATTTCATTCTTGAATATATTAGATTTCATTGGTTTTACTGTATGAAGTAAGATACTAGATTACATTCTTTTTAACCCCTTACAGATACAGATGCTTGTATGGGGTATCAGTGTCTAAAGTAAGCTAGCTTTCCCCAGATATACAGCTGTCAATTATCATCCGGAACGTATTCGATTAAATGTTCTGGCTGCATATTTAGGATTTTGCAAATATTGTTTAACGTTTTCATGCTGATGTTTGTATCATTTTTCTTAATTTTCCGCCATGTTTCTTGCGAAAATACCCCGTATTTAATCGCAGTGTAAGAAGTAATGCCAGCTGTTTCTAATGCCTCGTAAACAGAAAATTTGAACCGAATCATGTTTATCAATCTCCTTTCTTCATTTTATATTATCATACTATTTTTGAACAACAAAGTCAATGTGATATATCTTTTTTAAGACACAAAAATATATCTTGAAAAAGATAGAAAATTGTCAATTAAAATAACCGCCATTTCTGGCGGTCAGGTTTACAATGTTTCTAATCTCGCTCTGGTGAGCATTTCGGCACGTTTCTTTTCCTTTTCTGCGGTCTCCATCGCCATAAGCTGGGCATAGGTGGCGGCATATTCGGGATTAGCTAGCAGCTTGCGCCGTTCCTGTTCCTCCTGTTCTTTCCGCTCCTGTCTTTCTTCCTCCTGTCTGATTTCGTCTGTTTTCCTGTTATCAAACATGGCTTGTATATCCTCAATAGTCAGCGGTTTCAAGCCGCTTTCTGGCGTGCTGGCGGGCGTTTCTGCATCGGGTAGGGGATTGAGCGGTTCTGACGTTTCCGGCTCTACAGTGGTAATCTCCGCTACTTCTGTATCTGGTGTAGAATCTTGTATTTTTGCGGATTCTGCGCTGTTCTGTTCTTCCTCTGCCTGCGCTTCTTCCATGCAGTCCAGATATGCAAGCACGCTTTCATTAATTACGCCGTTAATCGTCAGCCCTAAAGCCTTTATTCTGTCTATGGTGCCATTCGGAAGCGTTGCGGATACTCTGTCATAGTTTTCCTTTATCTTTTCATTCTGTCTTTTCATCCTTGCCTTGTATTTTTCTATCATTTCCTTTTCACTCTTTGCCATGATTGCATACCTCCATTTAATACGCATTATTATTGATATAATTAAATGATACAATAATGCAATGAATAAGTCAATTATTATATAAAACTTAATTTAAATTATTTACATTATTTTTGAAATAATATTTTATTTAATTTTGCATTTATGTATTGATATTACTAATTAAATATGATAATATAAGACCATAGAAAACAACAAGGGACAACGAAGGAGGAAATAACATGGTAAAGCTTTACATCGTATTTTTAAACTATGGATTTAATGGCGTTAAATATTTTAAAAAATATAGCAACGCTAAAAGACTTGCGGATTTGAAAAAAGAAAACGTCGAAATTGAATCTGTTACACCGAAGGAATTTACAGAAATAATTTTTGAGGATTGAGCCGAAACCGCCGATTGGCGGTCTTGGGTAGGGCGGCAACCTTCCAACCGATGAGACAAGCCAAAGAAAAAAAGGAATCCGCAGGGCTTGACGTTCTGCGGATTGGCTGTGTAGAAAAGGAGAGATAACCGAATGAAAAAAGAAAAGTTTTTCGCAGTCCGTCAGCTTGCAGGGCAAAAAAAGGAGCGTGTGCTTGCGGAAGGGTACAGGGTGGAGCGCGGAGAATTTGTTTTTTATGTCTGCGGCTCTGGTGGCTCTTGGAGCGTGACGGAAAGAAAAAGCGGAATGCTGATAGGCGTTTACGGAAAAACCCGAAAAGAATGTATAGAAAAATTACAGGCGTTCGACCTGTCAAGGCTTGAAAAATTCGACCTTGAGAAGCTGAATAAGGAAATGCTTTCTCTGCCCCTCTGCGACCTGTGAGGGGCATTTTCTTTTTTTGGCGGTTAATCGGTCAAGTGAAATAAAAAAGCGGCTTACAGGGGCGAATACGGCTTGAAATTCACCTCCTTTTTTTCTTGAAAGTCCGCCTAATAGGTAATATATTTATTTCGATAACATAATTGCTGTTGCTATCTAACTAAATAATATCACTTACAATAGTGCTTTGCAATCGTTTCCGCTGACAATTCAAAACGTATCTTGCGGCTAAAATTTCCATCATTCAAGCCCAGCTCCGCTGCAATCTGCCAGAGTTTGACCCTCTTTGCCTTCGCGTAGGTACGAATTTCTTCATTTCTCATATTTTTCACCTCCTTATCGCGATTTGTTGTTGACAGAGTCCCTTGTAAGTGGTATTATCCGAATAAGAATATTATTTTTTTAATATATCTCATTTTATAATATGACCATATCACAACAGCAACATGTTTACAAAAAATCGACAAATATTTATATTTTGAATTTTTATTCTGTAAATATTCTGTTTTGAATATAGGGGGATACATGAGAAAAGACAAAAACATATATTATCAACTTAGAGAGTCAACCGAAACGGACAATAGTCCAGCCTTGACACAAATAGAATTATCAAAGGCTTTTGCTGATGATGGCAACCCATTAGCACAATCTATTATTTCAAAAATCGAAACTAGCAAAGAAAATCCGCCTTCGGTTTCTTATAACGTGTTGAGGGCATATTCACAACATTTCAATGTAACCACAGACTATTTACTTGGACTAAGAGAAACAAGTCTCGTTGACGAAAATATAGCCATGATAAATAAGGTTACTGGATTATCCGAAAAAAGCATTGATACTTTAAAATCCCTATATACAG